TACCTTGGTCAAAGCTCTCACTACAGAACGAGCTATATTTTTTGTTCTACTTCCTTTCTTTCGGTTTAATGGTTGTGCTGCTCTCAGAACAGTATCAGCTGATATATCGAGGGACGAGCAGATACATTGTGCTTCGGGTAGTCTTGTTTGCACTGAGTTGGGTCTATCCGCTAGTCCTTCTTTGGACAAACTTAGGAAGGCCACAATTAATTGGATAATGGAGCCATTGAGTAAAAATACTTATGGCGATAAATATTTAAGTAAAAAATTTTGGCTGGATTCTAGCGATAACCTTATGTATAACGGCAAAGCTCCAGAGTTAGCCGAAACTAAGTCAGCAAGAATGCCAGCGTTCTTTGAGCATAGCAATGTCAATCTCCCCCAATACTCTTGAAGCAATCCTTGGACCAAACTTAGAGTCAATCCTTGCTGAACTTGAGGAAATATATCCACCAACCAACCCTAACCCTAATGAAAAAATGGAAACAATAATGTACAAAGCTGGGCAACGCTCAGTAGTCGAGTGGATTAAAACTCGTATCAGTGAGGACTAAATAATGAATACCCCTAGACATTCACCACAAAGTAGAGGTTATAACATAGGCAAACGGATTGGTGCTGGTGGTGGTCCTTTTAATAGCTACTCACAAGGTAGTAGCGGCCCATCTGGAAACCCATCAGGCTTAACTATCTCAGGTGCAAAAGATTTATACGCTAACCAACTAGCAGAGGGTGCAACATTACAGCAAGCGATGGCATCTAACCCTGCTGAAACTACTTACTACGGTGCTCTCGTAGACGATACACAACATGACAAAGGACCACAAGATATGGCATTTGATGTAAACAAAACCTACCAAGAATTATTAGGTAGAGACGCTGGTTATAGTGGCGGTAAGTATTGGACAGATCAATACAATACAGCAATCAAGGCAGGTACATCTTCTGAAGATGCTATCGCTAATATCCACAGAGATATAAAAGCAGGTGATGAATATAAAGGACTAGGAAGCAACAATATAACTATTACTCCTAGTGATACTACTAGCAATGTAACAATTAGCCCTAGTACTGGTTCTGATCCAAACATGGGACCATACCAAGAAGGTGATCCAAATATTGGTGGAGGTAATAACACAATTACCGAAACACCTCCTGATGAAACACCTGTTGCTAGTTCTAACTGGTATGACGGCTACGGTTCGGGTGCTGAATGGTTAGCAGACAACCCTCAAGGTGGTACTGCTGATACTGGTGATGGTAAATGGGATCAGTTTATGGAATTCATGACAGCACTCAACGGTATGGGTGGTATGTTTGGTGGAGGAGGTGGTATGGGCTACGGCGGTTATGGAGGATTCAATCCAGGCGGCGTTGCTTCAGCTTCTCCTTATCAAGGAATGATGAACTTCATGAATGCCTTTAGTGGTATGGGTAGCTCCAATAAGAATTCAGTAACAACACAAAATACAAACGTATAAGTAAATGACAGCAAAATCTAGATACGACTATTTGTCAGGGGAACGTACCCAGTTTCTAGACGAAGCAGAACAAGCAGCGGAATTAACTCTTCCATATTTAATCATCAAGGACCAATACACCAAGGGGATGCGTAATCTTCCTACACCTTGGCAGAGCGTAGGTGCTAAAGGAGCAGTCACGTTAGCTTCAAAGCTAATGTTAGCAATGCTTCCAGTGCAGACTAGCTTTTTCAAATTACAGGTAGATGAAAGTCAACTTGGTCAGGAATTTGGTCCACAGATTAAATCAGAACTAGACTTATCTTTTGCAAAGATTGAACGTGTAATCTTAGACGCTATCGCAGCATCTAATGATCGTGTCGTAGTGCATGAAGCTCTCCTACATTTAGTAGTAGCTGGTAATGCACTTATCTTTATGGGTAAGGATGGTCTGAAGTTATACCCTCTTAACCGCTACGTCATAGAGCGAGATGGAAACGGCAATGTGATTGAAATAGTAACGAAAGAAACAATTGCTAAAAAACTAATAGAGGATGAACTACCAGAAGATGTACTTAAAGAATACGATACGGTAGTTGATAACTCACCTGAGAGTGTTAACGAGTGCGATATATACACCCATATCACACGAGACAATAACAGATACGTCTGGCATCAGGAAGTACACGATAAAATATTACCTAAGTCCTACGGGAAAGCCCCTGTTGACGTAACACCTTGGATAGCACTGAGATTTTCTCATGTTGAAGGAGAGGATTATGGAAGGGGGAGAGTCGGTCAGTTTATTGGCGACTTAAAATCATTAGAAGCACTGTCCCAAGCCCTCGTGGAAGGAAGTGCAGCGGCTGCAAAGGTCGTGTTCACAGTAAGTCCAAGTAGCACTACTAAACCAAGTACCCTTGCCAACGCTGGGAACGGTGCAATTGTGCAAGGAAGACCCGATGATATAGGGGTTGTGCAAGTTGGAAAAACTGCTGACTTTAAAACTGCATTTGAAATGATGCAACAGTTAGAGCGTCGTATTAATGAAGCGATGCTTGTCATGCAGGTCAGACAAAGTGAACGCACGACAGCCGAGGAGGTACGCCTCACACAGATGGAGTTAGAGCAACAGTTAGGTGGGCTATTTAGTCTTCTTACTACTGAGTTCTTACTTCCATATCTAAATAGAATACTTAATCAATTCCAAAAAACTGGAAAGATACCACGTCTACCAAAGGATATTGTCAAGCCTACCATCGTAGCTGGAGTTAATGCTCTTGGACGTGGTCAGGATAGAGAGAGCTTAGGTCAATTCCTAACAGTCATCTCTCAAACAATGGGACCAGAGGCAGTACAGAAGTTTATTAACCCAGAGGAAGTAATTAAAAGATTAGCTGCTGCTCAAGGTATTGATGTATTGAACTTAGTTCAGTCCATGCAAGATATCCAAGCTAAAGAACAGCAAGCACAACAAATGGCTATGCAGCAACAGCAGACAGAGAATCAGACTGCAATGATGAAGACTCCAATGATGGACCCATCTAAGAACCCTGCATTAATTGGACAACAACAACCACCTGAACAAGAATGAGCGAAGAACAAACACTTTCGATGGAGCCAGTAGTTAATACTGAAAACGCAGAATCTGCTGCTGATCTATCGGATGAAGAAAAAGATTCTCTATTGATTGGAGAAGATATGGAACGTCAGCAAGAGAACTTACTTGCTGGTAAATATAAAGATACTTCAGAGTTAGAGACTGCCTATAAAGAACTCGAAAAGAAATTGGGCGAAAAATCTGACGGGGATTCAGAAGAAGTCGAATCAGAAATTGAAACTGAATCTGAAGAACCAAACGATGAGGCAGGGAATATATTAGATGAGCTTTGGGAAGAAGGTACTACTAACCAGCTGACTAAAGAAACATTTGAAAAGCTACAGAAAATGGACCCTGTTGAGGTAGCTAAACTTGCTATGAAATCAAGGCAAGAGTCTGCTGACAGTGGGTCTAGAGAGTTTACTGAAACTGATGTCCAACAGATACAAGGACTAGTTGGTGGTCAAGAGAACTATAACAACTTAATTTCTTGGGCTTCAGAGAATGTATCTGAACAAGAAGTCAATATGTTTGATGCGGTAATGGATATGGGTAACCCTATGGCTGCTTACTTTGCAGTACAAGCATTGTCTCTTAAGTATGCTGACCAATCAGGAAGAGACGGACAGATGGTTACTGGTAAAGCAGCTAAATCTTCTAACGATGTCTTCAATAGTCAAGCTGAATTAATAGCAGCCCAAAGCGATCCAAGATACGCAACAGATGAAGCTTATCAAGAAGCAATCCTACAAAAACTAGAACGATCCAACATTAACTTTTAACTATGGCTAAGAAAAATTCAGGAGTAAAACCTGGATTCGCATCAGGTTATTCAGGTGAGAGAACCGCTGCTGATCCAGGAGCAAGAGATAGAAACAAACCTTGTCCTTCAGGCTTCTATAGAAACAAAGCAGGTAAGTGTGTTCAGAAAGGAGTAGGAAAAGAGTACAAACCTTAAGTAGACATGGCGACCTGACAGTTCATCATCGCCTATCACCTACTTAGATTCAATGACTACTGTAACTGAATACGGTAAGCAAAACATATTTGCTAACGAAACACCTCCTCGATTAATGAACGATAACGAACAAGACTTCTTAATGGAGCAAGCCGAGAGAACTAACGGACAACTAGCCATGCTTGGCTTTGTTGCTGCTCTTGGAGCATACATAACTACTGGACAAATTATTCCAGGAATCTTTTAAACACTTTATAAATGACTACAGCCACATTAACCAAACCATTTGACAACTGGCAGCGTTTTTGTGACTGGACTACAAGC